CTGGGCCATATTAGCGGTACTCTTGCAAGTTTTAATAAAACTAATAGATTCATTTGTGGCATTGCTCAACAAGCATCCTACAGGCAAATCATTTATAAAAAGCATTAACTCGGTCATGGTGTTGTCCCCTTTACTGTCACTCTTGTGGTTGCGCCATAATCAGGCGTTAAAGTATAATCTAAAGCTATTTCCTCATTAGTTATTCTTCCTAAAACTGCTTTGCAAATATTCTGTTGCAAATCATAATTCAAACTTAGATTCATAAAATGGCCTGTAACTAAATTTATTGACCACCTAGTTACTGGGTAAAAATATCCAAATATTGAGCCTTCAAATCTAACAAAGGGCCCGGCGTATAACCTTTGTGTTTCCTCAACCGCTATCCTTAAAAATTCTTTATCAACCTCGTAAGGCTCTGCTAGTATAGATTCACTCAATCCTCTCCTATTCCATTTAGTAGTTAATGTTGTTTCGTCTGGCCCAAAGATAGCACCTACAAAGTCGTTTGTCGGACTATCTCCATTAAATACATCAATAGTTTTAGGAACAAACGTAAATTTACCTCTTTGGGTTGCAGTATGTATTTCGCCAACCTCAGCTCCAGGATCTGTAAATATATTAGCTGAAATTTTAGTATAAACAATGTCACGAATAGTTCCGGTAGGTGCTAATATTCTAAAGGTCACGTCTCCACTAATTGGAACTGGAGCAGTTTCAACAATTAAAGTACCGCCTTCACCAATGTCTGAACGAACTTGATAATAGTATATTCCCGGAACAGGTATCACCCATGATAAATCTGCTTGAAGATAATACGTACTTAATCCATCGTATAAACTAATGACAAAATTCATATCGGTATTAAACAACGGATCTGGATTTTCGTAATCTATTGTAAAACGTAATCTATCAGTAGAACTTATTGTCCTAATTACTGGGATAAGATTATTATTTTGATAAAAGTCTGTTAAAATAGGTGAGGTATCTCCTTGATTGTAAAATATTATACCGCCTGTAGGATAAAGACCAGCTTCCATAAAACCAGTCTTAGTATATCCGGGAATAGTCACATCATCGCAGGGCCCAATCGGATCACCCGGGCAACCATCAAAAGCGCCTTCTAAATTAGGATTAGCAAGTTCCTCTTCAAGATTAGATATTGATCCGTACTTATATGCCATTGATGCATTTTTATAGGGCCTATCAATCATCTTCATCTGATCGATATTGATGTGAAAATAAGGTGCTAAAATTAAACCTTCGCTTTCACCACCTAAAAGCGCATCTAAATCAGGTGTAAATGTCGGTTGATCATACACTCTTTCTCCATCTAAATATTTTCTAAAAGTCAAATCACCACTTAAAGCTAATTCGTTAGGTCTATAAATGTACCACTCGCCACCGCTCTGTATCATGACCGCAGTCCATTCCTCTAAAATTGACCTTAACACTTCCTCGCAGTTCATTGGCGTAAAAAGGTCATCTTTTATATACCTTTCAGCATTAACAAAACCTTGCGCCATAGGATCGTAAGCATCCCCCTCTGTCATTGTTACATCATAAATATTTACGCAAGTATTTAAAACTAAGCTAGGGGCATCTAGTCGAATTAGACAGGCATTTATGACATCTATAAAACTTTGTTTGCCTAAATAAAAGTCTCCGCTATTTTGAACATAACTTAAATTCTTTAGCAATCCTAAACCATCAACTGCATTCACAGATATTGCATAAGGCGCAAATGTAAAGGCTTCTTGGCATCCATCGGGAATAATAAACCCTGACCAAATTAAACTACCATTTCTATAAACCTCTACTAAAAACTCGCGCTCATTCTCGGTGTATAAATCCTCTAGTTCAAAGTCCTCAGATGCTATTAGATTTAAGGTACATTCCGAACCTATGATAGGCTCTAGTTTATTGCTACTTGTGTTCTGATAATTTATCTGAATCGGATTTTGTTGCGCCAGTATTTCTATCTCACTACCTGCAAAATCCAACTGCGAGATATTGCAAGTGTAATCATCAGGAGTACCATCAATTATTCTGGTATCTCTGTCAGCGTAAAAAGTAAAAAAATATTTAAGATTATAACTCATGGCCCAAATCTTGTAAGTTTAGCACCTGCACGATTTAATACACCTATTAGATTAGTTCCGGAAATCTCAAATACAACTGCCCCACCGCCAAAGTTTTGTGATGAACCTGCCGCGCTTGTGCTGATTGTTGCGCTTCCTTGCGGAACTGGTACTGAACCACCACCACTTAAACCGCCACCAGCTCCGCCAACTCCACTTGTGATTTTACTAGCCTTTGCAGCAACAAAACCGCTTAAAGCTACTAAAGCAACACCCGCTGCTATTGCAGTTGCTGGATTTTTAAATGCAGTTTTTAGACTTATCATTCCTACACCAGTCGCAATTAACAACTTACCTAATTCTCCTAAAACACTTGCCACAGAGGAAAGTAATGATTGACCTAATGCTTCTGCTATACTTGTACCATTTGCTAAAGCAGTTCCAACGGCATTTCCTAAACCTGCAAAAGTACCTACTATAGAATTTTGAATTATGTCTGATGCTTGTTGATTAAAATCTACAAGGTGTTTATTAACTTTTTGCAAATTGCCAAATATTTCTTTTTGAAACATATCAGTTAAAGCTACCGCAGATTGTAATTGATCGGGATCAATAAAATCAATTTTAGCTTTTTTCTCAGCAGCAAGATTAGACGCATTAATTTGAAAATCTTGTATAGATTTTAACATTTTTACAGCAAAGGCATTAGCTTCTTTAGCTAAATCTTGTGCTCTTTTCTTTGCCTCGTTTGCAGTATTATCTGCTTTTGGCATTTTGCCTTTTTGTAAAGCATCACCACCAACACTACCGCTTACTTTACCTCCTTTAGCAATCTCCTGGTTGACAGATTTTGTAAGTTGTATATTTTTCTCAGTTAATATATTACTATCAGTAAGCAGGTTATTTTTTAACTTAGTTAATTCAGCCTCCTTTGCTCCTGCGGTTAAATATTGATTTACAATATCTGCTTGTTTAGATGTTAAAATATTAGCTTCTTGCTTTGCTAATAAATTCTGGCTTTCAACCGTATTTTGTAATTTTAACTGTTTTGTTCTTTCGTTTTGTATTTGCTTATTTAAGTCAATTATTTTTTGCTCATTTTCTAATTGCCTTGTACTATTTTTAGCAATAAGGTCAGCAGCTGCCCTTGCTCTTGCACTTGCTAATATTGATTCAGTTAAGGAGTTATAAGCATTTTTAGTTTTATTTGTTGCAGTTGCCTCGAATCCTAAATTTCCAAAGTATGCAGGATATAACTTTTGAATTTCTTTATAAGCATCCTTTCTTTGTTGTAATGGTAAAGTTGAATTTTGATATTGACTATAAAGCAATTTTAAAGTTGCTAATTCACCTTGAGCAGCTTGTGCGCCTTTTAATTGGGCTTGTTGAACTTGGCCCAAAGAATTGATGTATTCTTCTGTGACTTTTTTAGCAGTTGTAACTTCTTTATTTGCCTTTTGTTGGTATTGCTGATAAAATAGAATACCTGCTGATACTACCGATAAAGCAATACCTAATCCTGCTGGGCCAATTAAAGACTGGCCTAATGCTTTTAATGCAGAGCCAGTTCCACCTGTTTCTGCTTTTAATCTACTAAAACTTTCTAATAACGGATTTAAGTTGTTTTGAATACCAATGAACCCAAAAGGCGCATCTTGTGCAACCCTGCCTAAATTGGTTAAGGCAAAAGCAGCAGAGTTTGAGCCTTTTACAACTGCGCCACCAAGAACACCTGCGCTTTTAGATGCTTCCGCTGCAAATCCTTTTAATTTGTTTTCAGCACCCTTTAAATCTTTATCTAATTGCCCTAATGGCGCACCAATAGGTATCTCAATTCCTTGCATTGTCCAGATATTTAATCATCGCCTTGTTCATCTGTTCTTTGATTCTGTCCATGTCTTTTATTTCATCTTCCTCATAAATAAATGACATAAATTTTTTATACGTTGGCATCCCCTTGTTTACATGCACTCTCATCCCGTTCCAAGTTGCCCACCCTATCCGCTCCCATTCCTTTTTTTCTCTATTAAAAAAGCCTTGACACTTTAGAATGTATTGATTCCATGTCAAGGCGTAGAAGTCATCAGGCATCAATCCCAGTTCACCAAAAGCAAATGTCAGCACATCTTTGTTCCAATTTAACTTTCCGCTTTGCTTTTTTTTTGGTTAGTAACCTCTGTATTTAATCCCAAAACTCTGAAAACTTCCTTAGAAACTATAACTACTAAATCACCGCCCGAACCTCCGCTCGAATCAATCCACTCATGAACATCAAACTCGGTAAAATCAACAATTTCACCCTTTTTTAATATCGGATAAGTTGCCGCGTGGAACATAAACATTCTCAAAAATGGCAATAGCTGCTTACCTAAGATATCAGATAAATCAGAAACAGATGCATCAAAATGATTCAATGTCTGCTCTAAAGCATAATTGCCAAAGAAAAACTGCCTGTCAACCTCACCGATTTTATACGTTAAATGACCTTCCATAAATTAGTAGCCAGGATAAGGATCAGTTTCAGTAATATCGCCATCACCTAACATAGTTCCGGAGAAAGTAATAAACTCGCCCTCAGCGCCTGTAATCTCTAAAGCACTAAAGTAAGCATAGCCATACTGCTCTGAAAAGTTAGGATCTTCTGTTCCATCAGTTTTAAGTAAAGCAACTTGAAACTCGGTCAAAGTCTTTGCCCTTGCAATCGTTGATATACGATCCCATGATGCTTTAGCGGTATCGCCACCTGCGCCAACTGTATCTGTAAAAACACCCTCAAAAGGTATCTCAAAAGAATAGGTTGTCGGTTTGCG